CCCAAAAAATGCCCCGGGGGAGAAAAAACTAGAAACAAACTGAAAGGAGGACGGGTGGCAGCGAGAAGAAGACGCTCCGAAGCCTCTGAAACTCGCCGTAAACCCGCGCGTACTCCTGAGGCCCGCGAGCAAGCGACGGTTTCTCTTGCTTACGACCTCGCAGAAGAGCAAATTCGAAACGGCACGGCGTCATCTCAGGTGGTTACTCACTTCCTTAAGCTTGGTTCCAGTCGTGAGCAGCTCGAGCAAGAGCGATTGCGACACGAGAACGAGCTGACGAAGGTCAAGATTGAGCAAATCGAATCGCAGGCACGGATGGAAGAGCTGTATGGCGAAGCTATTCGAGCTATGCGTAGATATGCCGGTGATATTCCTGAGGAAGAGCACGATGAGCCGGATTAGAACATATTCCGAGCTTAAACGCTCGAATACGTTCTTAGAGAGATTTGAATACCTAAAACTCAACGGCGAAGTGGGAAGGAGCACGTTCGGGTTTGATAGGTGGATCAACCAGATATTTTACCGCTCGAGAGAGTGGAAGACTATTCGGCATCACGTTATTCTTAGGGATGGCGGATGTGATCTTGGTGTTTCTGGATTCGAAATTCATAGTGGACTTATTGTTCACCACATGAATCCGATAACCGTAATAGATATTGAGAATAGAACAGATTGGATCCTCGATCCAGAATATCTTATCACAACTTCTATGCAAACACATAACGCCATTCACTATGGAGACGCGAGTCTTCTTCCCAGAGAACCTACGGAAAGAAGATCGGGAGATACGAGTCTTTGGTAATGGGAATCGAAGGAATCGACAATCTGAAAGGATATCCAATGCATGAAGAACCGCAGGGTCAGAATGAGTCGCCGATCGAGCCGCCGCAGCCGCCGCAGCCGCCGCAGCCGACAGGGCCAACTCCGGAGTCAACACCGGAATCTACTCCGGCACAACCGACTCAAGCAGATCCAGAGGTAGCACCAGATGCAGACACCCCTGGTGACCACGAAGTGCCGGAAGAACTCCAGGGCGAAGAGACAGACCAGCCGCCTCAGCCGGATGAGGTCAACCAGCCGCCTCAGCCTTCGTGACAGCTCGTGTTTCAGGCCTGAGTGATGCTCAGGCATTCCACGCAAGGCGCGTCATTATCAAAGATGTGCACAACATGATGCAGCATCAAGCAGCGATCCACTATACCCAAGGCCCACGACGCTGGGAAGGGATCGATCACCGCTGTAATCATCTAGATGGGACATTTCCACATCACGCGGATTGTTCCAGTACTCTCACCTGGTTGATCTGGGATGCCATTGCACGTTCTTACCACGTGCATGACCTTGTCAATCATGCTGCCTGGAAAGCCGGTTACACCGGAACGGCTCAGAGCGGTGGGAAGCAAGTCAAGCACGAAAGCAATCTTCTGATCGGCGATGGAATTTTCTATGGCGACCAGGGTGGCGGCATTTCGGAGCATACGGCGATTTACATTGGAGGTGGACACGTCTTTTCGCATGGTGGCGAATCGGGGCCGTTCATCCTACCAATGGATTATCGAAAAGATCGGCGACGTGAACTTATGCGTCGATATATCTAAGCACGCAAGGAGGTGAGAGATGGAAAACAGCATTCTAATCAGCACAAAGAAGACTCTGAATATTACAGCCGACTATACTGCCTTCGATCTGGATATTATCACGTTCATTAATGGTGCTCTTTCCACTCTCACCCAGCTTGGCGTCGGGCCTATTGGGGGGTATGCGATTGAGGACGATACTGCACTCTGGTCGGATTTTATTGGCGACGATGCTCAATACAATTCGGTCAAAACGTATGTACATCTACGTGTTCGTCTTCTGTTTGACCCGCCAACAACAGCGTACCTTACTGATGCATTCAATAAGCAGCTTGAGGAGCTCGAGTGGCGTCTTAATGTGCACCGTGAGGAAACTGGCTGGGTCGATCCCGATCCTGAAACAGTTCTTCCAAGTCGAGACCCGAACGACGGATGGGAAGGAGGTCTGATCTTCTATGGCTAATCTCTGCATCGTAGCCATTCCGGCTACTGATGACGATATTTGGCAGGAATCTAGTGAGAAGGTTCCGCACATGACGTTTCTGTTTCTCGGAGATGCGGACTCCAACCCGAATTTCGACGAGATTTGCGAAAGCGTCCAGAAGTATACCAAGTACATGGAGCCGTTCAGTCTTCGAGTTGATCATCGAGGAATCCTTGGGCCCGATCAGGCAGATGTCTTGTTCTTCTCGGACGATATTCCCTATCCGGTTCTTGATTTCAACAGTATGTTACGGGGCGATGTCAATATACGTAGCGCGTACAACTCTCAGCAGCAGTATCCTGAGTGGACGCCGCATATTACCCTAGGATACCCAGAAACTCCTGCAAAAGAGTATAAACTGGATCCTGGAGAAGTCGATTATGTGACGTTCGACAAGATCGCGGTCTGGAATACAGATTACGCAGGTACTTCCTTTCCACTCGTCGAGGGTGCTGATGATGCTCCTCGACCGTACGATATCGATGTACCTGACGCAGCTTGGTCGGCAAAGATGAGCGACATAATTTCGCATCACGGCGTCAAGGGTATGCGTTGGGGTGTCCGCAAGGGCGAAGGATCTCCAAGGGCGGTAACTGTTACTCAGAAAGGCAAGAAGAGGCTAAAGGCGGAAGGTGGGCAGGGCCATCCTGCAGCCAAGGAAGCCGTTGCCGCAAAGTCTCTTGGCCAGAAATCCAAGAAGTCTGGGCACCAGTCTCTTTCCAACGAGGAGCTCCGTCAATACGCCGAGCGTCTCAATCTCGAGCAGAACGTGAAGCGGCTTGAGCAGCAAAACAAATCTGCTGCCAGGCGATTCATTTCAGGAAATCTAAAGGGTCAGGGAAACCAGCAGCTGAACCGACTTGAAAGTGCCGCAATTACTAAGGCCGGAAAAGCCGCCGTTGCGGCAGCAATACTCTAACGGGAGGTGATTGTTTGGGACCGTTATTGATCGTAGTAGGAGTCATTCTATGGGCTCTTACCACCCTGCATACACTTGGAATTATTCTGATTGTTATCGGAGTAATTCTGTTCTTCGTACCGCAAGTTCCGTATGGCTATTCAAACTGGCACAGTCGAAGGGGTCCGCCGCCATACTAAGAAAGGGGGTTAGCGATGGGGTTGTCTAATACTGCGATGCCGATCTACTACGGTCAGTTTCGTAAAGCAGTTCTCGATGGTGAGATTCCAGTCAACCGTGAAATCTCACTGGAGATGAATCGCATTGACAATCTCATTGCTAATCCTAACATATACTACGACGATCAGGCAGTTGAGGGTTTCATAGAGTACTGCGAAGGGGAGCTTACTCTTACTGATGGATCTGACTTACATCTACTTCCTTCATTCAAACTGTGGGCAGAACAGATCTTCGGTTGGTACTACTTTGTTGAACGTAGTGTTTATGTACCTACTCCAGACAACCATGGAGGACACTATGAAACTCGTACGATTAAGAAACGCTTGATCCTAAAGCAGTACTTGATCGTTGCTCGTGGAGCCGCCAAATCTATGTACGCATCGTTGATTCAAAGTTACTTTCTGAACATAGATACAGCAACGACGCATCAGATTACAACGGCGCCAACGATGAAACAGGCGGACGAAGTCATGTCGCCGAACAGAACTGCTATCACGCGCGCGCGAGGACCACTGTTCAAATTCCTCACAGAGGGCTCTCTGCAAAACACAACAGGATCGAGGGCCAATCGTGTCAAGCTCGCAGCCACAAAGAAGGGCATTGAGAACTTCCTCACCGGCTCGTTACTGGAAGTACGACCAATGTCCATCAACAAGCTTCAGGGACTACGACCCAAGATCTCTACAATTGACGAGTGGTTATCCGGAGATCTACGAGAGGACGTTGTTGGCGCAGTTGAGCAAGGTGCTTCAAAACTCGACGACTATCTCATTGTAGCTATTAGCTCGGAGGGAACCGTCCGTAATAGTTCCGGCGATACAATCAAAATGGAACTTGCTGACATACTCAAGGGTGAGTACCAAGCGCCGCACGTTTCCATCTGGCATTACAAGCTCGATGAGATTGATGAAGTTGGCGATCCTGCAACGTGGAGGAAAGCAAACCCGAATCTAGGAGCGACCGTATCTTATGAAACATATCATCTGGACGTCGAGCGGGCGGAGAAGGCTCCTGCATCCCGAAACGACATTCTTGCTAAGCGATTCGGGATTCCTATGGAAGGTTACACCTATTTCTTCACGTATGAAGAGACACTACCGCATCGTCCGAGAGAATTCTGGCAGATGCCCTGTGCTCTCGGTGCGGACCTATCGCAGGGCGATGACTTCTGCGCATTCACGTTTCTGTTTCCCCTAGGGGGAGAGAAGTTCGGAATCAAGACCAGGAGTTACATCACTGAGTTGACGTTGATGAAACTACCTGCGGCAATGCGGCAGAAGTATGACGAGTTCATCAGTGAAGGAAGCTTGCACGTCATGCCAGGAACCGTCTTGGACATGATGGAAGTCTATGATGATCTTGATGCGTTCATCATCGCATCTGAGTACGACACGCGAGCCTTGGGCTATGACCCGTACAACGCCAAGGAGTTTGTCGAGCGCTGGGTCGCAGAGAACGGTCCGTTTGCTGTCGACAAGGTAATCCAAGGAGCTAAGACCGAATCGGTCCCACTTGGTGAATTGAAGAAGTTGAGTGAGCAGCGTCTCCTGATCTTCGATCAGGCGCTGATGTCGTTTGCCATGGGTAACTCGATTACGATCGAGGATACCAATGGTAACAGGAAGCTCTTGAAGAAACGCCAAGATGAGAAGATCGACAATGTGGCGGCGTTGATGGATGCTTGGGTTACATACAAGGCTAATAAGGAGGTCTTCGAGTGATTAAGGAAGGAGGTGGAGGGTGTCACGATTTGGTTCCGCGCTGAAACACGCTTGGAACATCTTTACCAGCACAGAACAGGCGCGTAGAACATCGCCTCAGACAGAGTACTACGGAGCAAGCGCCGGAAGAAAGCCAGATCGAACTTGGCACCGGTTCAATCTTGATCGCACGATCATCTCCTCAATTTATACCCGTATTGGAATCGATGCCGCGTCGGTTGCCATGCGCCACGTTCGGCTAGATGATCAAGATCGTTACAGTGATGACATGGAAAGTGGGCTCAATGACTGCCTCACTGTAGAAGCCAACATTGACCAAGGCCCGACGGCATTCCGTCAGGACATTGTTATGACGATGCTCGATGAGGGCATTGTGGCCATCGTCCCAGTGGACACCTCAATCAATCCAGGAAGTACAGTTGGCGGTTATGACATCCTGACCATGCGTGTTGGACGAATCACTCAGTGGTTCCCGAAGCATGTGCGTATCAGTTTGTTTAATGAAGCTACACAAACGCGCCAAGAAGTTACGCTTCCAAAATCTGCGGTCGCCATCGTCGAGAATCCTCTATACGAGGCGATGAATGAACCGAACTCTACCTTGAAGCGACTGCAGTACAAGCTTTCACTTCTGGACACCGTTGATGAAGCTTCGGCTTCAGGAAAACTTGATCTAATTGTCCAACTCCCCTATGTAATCAAGTCCGAAGCTCGTCGCCAACAAGCGGAGCAGCGTCGGTCTGACATTGAGTTCCAGTTGAAAGGCAGCAAGTACGGTATTGCCTATACGGATGGAACTGAGAAGATTACTCAGCTTAATCGTCCTGCTGAAAACAACCTTATGACTCAGGTTGAGTATTTGATTGAGATGTTGTATGGGCAGCTTGGAATCACGGCCGAAATCATGAATGGAACGGCCGATGAGAAGACGATGTTGAATTACTGGAATCGTACGATTGATCCAATTCTTACTGCAGTCAGCGAAGCGATGTGTCGAAGCTTCCTTACCAAGACTGCTCGCAGCCAAGGTCAATCTGTTCTTTACTTCCGTGATCCGTTCCGATTGATCCCAATCGAGAACATCGCCAAGATCGCAGACGTCTTCAGTCGTAACGAGATCCTGGCTGCCAACGAGATTAGGCAGATCATTGGTTACCGTCCTTCGAAGGAGGAGAAGGCGGACAAGCTGATCAACAGCAACATCCGAGGTCAGACGATCAGCGGATTCTCAGAAACAAGCAGCGGAGCCGCCAACCCAAGCACAAGCAACGGGGGTGATCCGGTAGGCGCCTCGTCCAATGGGAACGGGAACAGCAACAATGGAAACGGCTAACAGGCCGACGATCCTACTTTAAGGAGAACATTCAAAATGGAAGCAAAGGCCAAGTTCTCCGATGATGAAGTCGTCATCGGGGGCAGCCTGATGCACTCGGACAAGCCGGATTTCAGTGGCTGGGCCACAAAGGCTGGTCTCAAGTGCACAGATGGCCGGACAATCATGCCAGATGCCTTCAAGCATCAGGACAAGATGACTGTCCCGCTTGTTTGGCAGCACAATCATGACACACCTGACAATGTTCTGGGGCACGTCGTGCTCGAGAACCGAGGTAACGACGGCGTTTACTGCTACGGCTACTTCAATGGTACGCCACAGGCGGAGAACTCCAAGACTCTGGTGTCTCACAAGGACATCAAGTCTCTCTCGATCTATGCCAACCAGCTGATCGAGAAGTCGAAGCAGGTCTTTCACGGCGTAATCCGCGAAGTGAGTCTCTGCCTCGCCGGTGCAAATCCGGGCGCGTTGATTGACAACATCACTCTCGCGCACGCGGATGGTGACATGGTCACGCTGGAAGATGAGGCAATCATCTACACCGGCTTGCCGCTAGAGCACGCAGATAATCCCGTGATCGACGATCCGGAAGACGTTGCCGACCAGGGTGCCGATGAGGCAGACGAAACCGACAACGTGACGGTTCAGCAGGTCTATGACTCGATGACAGGCCAACAGAAGGAAGTAGTGCATTACTTCGTTGGTGCTGCGCTCGAGGACGCGAAGCAGAATCTACCCACAGCAACTCATTCTAAGGACGGAGAGTCCAAGGATGATAACGACAACAATGACAAGAAAGGGCGGAGCATGAGCCGCAACGTCTTCGAGCAGCAGAACGAAGGCAACAAGGGGGATCAGGATCAGCACGTTCTCACGCATGACGCGATGCGTGGCATCTTCGAGGACGCCGCAAGCAAGGGCTCTCTGAAGGCCGCCGTTGAGAGTTATGCTCTCAGTCATGGCATTGAGAACATCGATGTCCTGTTCCCCGAAGTCCGAAACATCACCGACACGCCGGAGTTCCTGAGCCGTCGCGTCGAGTGGGTTGCCGGAGTCATCGACGGTGCTCGCAAGATCCCGTTCACACGGATCAAGCAGATCGTTGCCGATATTACCTACGATGAGGCACGTGCGCGTGGCTACATCAAGGGTACTCTGAAGAAGGAGGAGTTCTTCGCAGTTTCGCGTCGAACCACCCTCCCGACCACGATCTACAAGAAACAGAGGCTGGATCGTGACGACATCCTCGACATCACGGATTTCGATGTCGTTGTCTGGCTGAAGGCGGAGATGCGCCTGATGCTGGACGAGGAGCTCGCTCGCGCGGTACTCATCGGCGACGGTCGCGCTGCCGACGACGAGGACAAGATCAAGGATCCGTCCGGAGTTGTCGATGGTATTGGCATCCGCTCGATTCTCAACGAGCACGAGCTCTACAAGGTTGATGTCAACGTCAATCTGGCAGACGCCAGCTCATCGCCGACGGAAGTCGTCGATGCGATCATCACCAATATGCGGTACTACAAGGGTTCGGGTTCTCCGACCCTGTACACGACTCTACCGAACTTGAGCTACATGCTCTTGGCTCGCGATACGCTGGGTCGTCGTCTGTACCGCACAGCTTCCGACCTCGCGGCGGAGCTTGGTGTGGCAGCGATTGTCCCGGTCGAAGTGATGGAGAGCCGTCCCGATGTGTTCGGTATCATCGTCAATATGACCGACTACACGATCGGTACCGACAAGGGCGGAGAGGTCAATTTCTTTGACTTCTTCGACATCGACTACAACCAGTACAAGTACCTGCTGGAGACCCGGTGCGTCGGCGCTTTGACCAAGATCCGGTCAGCGCTGGTTGTCTGGCAGGGTGCTGCTGCTGGTGACACGCCGGTTGTTCCGACTGAGCCGACGTTCGATGGTAGCGCCATCACAATTGTCAATACCCCGAACGTGGTGTACACGCGTGCTGATACCGGTGCTGTTGTGAATGCGGCTGGTTCGCCGATCGCAGTGCCAGACGGTGAGACGCTGGAGATCGTTGCCACACCGGCAGCGGGCCATTACTTCAGCGAGGACGCCGACACGCAGTGGACGTTCATGAACACGCCGGGTGCCTGATTGGAGTAACTCTAAATGGCGAAGTTCTCAGGTCGTGTCGGATATGGAGATACAGTAGAGGAACCACCCGGATCAGGTGTCTGGGTGGATCATATTGTTGAGTATTCATATTTCGGAGACATCATTCGGGATACGAGGCGACTCGATCAAGGAGATCACCTCAACAAGGATCTCTCAGTGTCTAATTCGATCAGCATAGTTGCTGACGAATATGCGAATGAGCATTTCTTTGCCATTAGATACGTGGAATGGGCGGGGACGTTGTGGACAGTTCCGACTGTCGAAGTGCAGCGTCCTCGCTTAATTCTCAGATTGGGGGGTGTTTACAATGGCCCCACGGCTTGAGCTCCACGAGATCCTGAAGACGTTTACTCCAAATGTGTATTTTCAGCCTCCGGCTAACGTCAATCTGATTTACCCCTGTATTGTCTATCATCGGGACTATGCAAAGACCGAATTTTCCGATAATAAACCTTATCGGCATACTCAGCGATACATGATCACTGTTATGGACCAAAATCCCGATAGTGATATTCCCTTAAAAATTGCAGAACTACCTATGAGTCTGTTCAATCGATTCTTCGCATCCGATGATCTCAACCACGATGTGTACACAGTTTACTTTTAGGAAAGGAAACAAATGACAGCCCTTCAATGGGATCTGGTTGGCGACCGTACGTACGAGACGGGTGTCGATCGCGGCGTTCTGTATTTGCCGGATGGGAGTGGCAACTACGATACCGGTGTTGCCTGGAACGGTCTCACGACCGTAACGGAGAAGCCCACCGGCGCTGCGGCGACCCCGCAGTGGGCCGACAACATCAAGTACCTGAACCTCATCGCTGCTGAAGAGTTCGGGGCAACAATCGCGGCGTTCACGTACCCGGAGGAGTTTGCGGAGTGTGACGGCACCGCAGTTCCTTCTCCCGGCTTGATCGTCGGTCAGCAGCATCGTAAGGCCTTTGGGCTGAGCTACCGCACTCTTCTCGGAAACGATGTCGAGGGCAACGACTATGGTTACAAGCTGCATCTGATTTACGGCTGCCAGGCGGCACCGGCAGAGAAGGCTTACGCCACAGTCAACGATTCGCCTGCGGCGATCGACTTCAGCTGGGACGTCACCACGACTCCGGTCGCGGTTGCCGCTCTCAAGCCGACTTCGCTCATCGTGGTCGACTCGTCCAAGGTGGATGCGACTGCGCTTGCCAGCTTACAAGATCTCCTTTGGGGATCGGGTGCTGGTGATGCACGACTTCCGCTTCCGGATGAGGTCATCGCGCTGTTCAGTGGCACAGTTGTCGAGGTTGACCTGGGCGTTTACGCCAATCAGCCGACGTACAATGCGACAACACATGTCGTCACGCTTCCGGCAGTCGCCGGTGTTCAGTGGCGAGTCAACGGCAACGACGCAGCGCCGGGTGCGCAGCCAGCGCTTGCTGTTGGAGAGACAGCAGATGTGGACGCGGTTCCGACCCCAGGTCACTCTCTGCAGGGTGATACCGATTGGAGCTTCGACTACTAAGTCAAATAATGAAAGGAGACTAGGGGATGCTCACTTTAATAGTGCCAGGCGACGAACACTTCGACGAAAACACCTCAGAATTCGTCACTGTGGGCGACGTGACTCTGGAGCTAGAGCATTCTCTAGTCTCTCTTTCAAAATGGGAGTCGAAATACGAGAAGCCTTTCTTAGGCAGGGATGAGAAGACAACGGAAGAAGTCATCAGCTACGTCGAAACGATGTTGTTGACAGAAGAAGTTCCAGAGGGAATTCTCCACAAACTCAGCGAAGAGAACTTCAATCAGATCAACGACTACCTTGACGCCAAGATGACTGCAACATGGTTCAGCGACCAACCTTCGGCGCCTAGAAGTCGAGAAGTTATTACGGCAGAGCTGATCTATTACTGGATGATTGTATTCAACATCCCGTTTGAGTGTCAGTACTGGCATCTTAATAAACTTTTCACTTTGATCCGAATTTGTAACGTCAAGCAGGCCAAGCCTGAGAAGATGAGCAGGAACGAGGTTGCACAACGCAATCGAGAACTTAATGCTCAGCGCAGAAAGCAACTAGGAACTACGGGATAGAAAGGAGGTGGCATGACAGTTCTCGAGTGGGACAAGGTGGGCGATCGCAAGTATCAAACGGGCGTCGATCGAGGAGTTCTGTATCTCAACGATGGCGTCGTCGTTCCGTGGAACGGCCTTACCTCTGTAGACCAAGGATCCGATGGAGACGTAAAGCCGTATTACATGGACGGCGTAAAGTTCTTGGAGCGAGCAAATCCTGGAGAGTTCGTAGGAAAGCTCAAGGCCTACACTTATCCAGAAGAATTCGAAAAAGTTCTGGGAATCGACTTCAAGGCCGGAATGTCTTTCTATGAGCAGCCACCTCAAAGTTTTAACTTATCATACAGGACGATGATTGGTAACGATGTCGATGGTGATGTTCATGGGTATAAAATCCATCTTCTTTACAATCTTCGTGCACTTGCCGATACGTATACGTTTGCCACGATTGACAATTCGGCATCGTTGAATGAGTTTGTATGGGCGCTGACTGGTACTCCTCCAAAGATAGACGGAATTAGACCTACGGTTCATTACTCGTTTGATTCAACTCGATCTCCGGTAGGCCTCATCGATACGATAGAGGCCGCTCTTTATGGCACCTCGACAAGTGATCCATATTTTCCAACAGTAACTGGGTTGTTTACCTTCTTGGCACCATATGATGATCTTGTCATAACGGATAACGGGGACGGAACGTGGACCGCTACCGATTTGAGTGGTACTTATATTTCCATGGCAAGTAGTGCGGAGTTCGTGATTGATGGTGCTGATGCTACGTACATCGATCCGGATACTTACACCATTTCATCAACAGACGTATAGGCCAGGAGGCTAGTATGACTACAGTTACCGGCCTAACGGCTGATGCAATGAATGCAATTGCCAACGACATGATTGTTGGTGCCGCTGTCGATGGTTCGGGTCATCTGATCCTTACCCAGCAGGACGGATCAACAATCGATGCTGGTGTTGTGAAAGGTTCAGACGGAGCACCAGGAGCTCCTGGAACTCCGGGAACAAACCCAGGAATTCAAGACGAGGGTACAGCAGTTACTATTCGTCCAAACCTGAACTTCGTTGGTGCGGGTGTCGTTGCTGCAGATGATGCACCGAATGCTCGAACCAATGTTAGTGTACCAGGATATACAGATGCTCAGGTAAAAGCGGCTATAGCTGCTCTCTCGGCTGATGTTCCTGATAAAATAGCTTGGGAATCTCCTGCGGGCACAGATCTTGTTGAGCTTTATGGTTTGAAGACCGCGGCTGGTCTTACACAAACTTTCTTTGATGATTTTGTTACTGACACGCGTTCTTCTTATGTACAGCTTTCAAGTGTAGCAGCTGCTTGGAATGCTGGGGGGTATCTTTCAAGTAATGGTAGCGGCGGAGCCAATTATGCTTATGTTTCAGCAGGCCAAGTAGATGATCAATCTCGTGTTCGTGTTAGAGGCCAGATACCACTTAATCCCAATTTCGAAACTGATTTTGCTCCGGGTTTCTCGACTACTTTAGCCGATCAAACTCATATCATGAGGGCAGAGTTTGGCAACAATGGTCACCTTGTCCTTAGATTTGGTAGTGGATCCGGAGACATTGATATTGGCGGCCCTGTTGCTTCTTTTGGCAACTGGTATACGGTAGAATTGACTCGTTCTGGAAACAACATCACGACCAAAGTCTTCAATGCAGCGGGTGCTCAGATATTTACTGATACTCGAACGCTATCGGGTACCAATGCAACTCTTTATGGTGCCGGTAAGATGTTGTATCCTACTATGTTTATGGGTTACAACAACTCAGACAGCAGAGTGAGTTGGATCGATTCGTTTGAAATTGACCAAATTCAGCCAGAGAGACATGATCTCATGTGCGCTATTACTCCAGCAGGCGGAGCACGCACAGTCAAACGGCTACTTGGTTCGTATGGTCCTGCTGCGTTTAAAACAGATCTTATACAGACAGATGATCTTGCTGTTGAGTCTTTTCATATTGTAGGAGGTTCTGGAGAACCGGCATTTCAGAATAGTTGGGTAAATTATGACATTGCTCGTACTCCTGCACAGTTCTACAAGGATCGTAAACGTGTTTTCATGCGAGGCCTTATTACTGGTCCAGCTTTAAATCAGACAATATTTACACTACCTCCTGGTTATCGTCCAAGCGGAGGTAATGTTGTTGGAAACAATATCAATCTTCCTATCGCGACAAACTCGGGCATTGGTATTCTTTCGGTATTGGGTACAGGAGATGTGCAATTGCAATCGGGCAGTTTAACCTGGGCTGATTTAGCGGGTGTTAGCTTCTACCAATCATTGTAAATTATGTCTATCTCCTTTACTCAGAAGGGATCGTTCAAGAACACTGAACGATATTTGTCCAAGCTAAGCCGCCTTCAGGCGTTTCAAGTTCTGAGTAAGTACGGCGAACGTGGCGTAAATGCGCTGTCCAACGCTACACCAGTTGATTCAGGCGAAACCGCTGGTGCCTGGAGCTACACGATCACTCAGCGAAAGGGATATTTCTCGATTCGCTGGCATAACAGCCACGTTGTCGAAGGTCGCCCGATCGCAATCCTGATCCAATACGGACACGGGACTGGAACGGGCGGCTATGTGGCTGGGCGTGACTATATCATGCCCGCAATTCGACCTATATTTGACGAGATGGCAAACGAGGCGTGGAAGGAGGTGACTAAGGTCTAGTGGCAACTATTGATGACAAAGTTGTAGCAATGAGCTTCGAGGCATCGAAGTTCGAGCAGGGCGTCAACAAGTCAATCAGCGCTATTGAGCGTCTGAAGGCTACTCTTCACTTCCCAAACGCGGGTAAAGGTTTGGAAGATGTGGGTCGAGCAGCACAAGGCCTTAACCTTTCACGTCTCGGAAATTCTGTCGATCAAATCAAGAACCGTCTTGGTGCGTTGAGGCTTGCTGGTATCGCGGTGTTCGCTAACTTGGCGTCATCGGCGGTAGCAGCGGGCACACGCATGATCAAATCTCTTACGATTGATCCAGTTGTTGCCGGTTTTCACAACTACGAGACTCAGATAAATGCGGTCCAGACGATTCTGGCAAACACTGGTCTGAAAGGCAAGAAGGGCATTGATCAAGTCAATGCCTCGCTCGCTGAGTTGCAGACGTACGCCAACAAGACGGTGTACAACTTCTCTGAGATGGCTAGGAACATCGGTACCTTCACGGCCGCCGGTGTCGATCTGAAGACCTCGACTGCATCGATCAAGGGTATCGCGAACCTGGCAGCACTGTCGGGTTCTACATCTGAGCAGGCTTCTTCAGCAATGTATCAGCTTTCTCAGGCGATCGCAGCTGGTCAAGTCCACCTGCAGGACTGGAATTCCGTGGTCAACGCGGGTATAGGTGGTAAGGTCTTCCAGAAGGCCCTCGCCAACACCGCGCAGGCCATGGGTACTCTGAAGGACGGGTCGGTGAAGCTTGTCGGCCCGATGAAGCAGCTCCAGATCAACGGCGAATCTTTCAGACAGGCTCTGCAGACCAAGCCTGGTGTGAAGTCGTGGCTCACCTCTGATGTTCTCACGAACACCTTGAAGCAATTCACTGGGGACATGACGAAGGCCCAGCTTAAGGCTCAGGGCTTCACTGATGCTCAGATCAAGGCTATTCAAGCTCAGGGCCAAGTTGCTCAACATGCGGCCACGAACATTAAGACCTTCACTCAGCTCCAGCAAGCGCTGAAGGAGGAAGTTGCCACTGCTTGGGGTTCCATCTTCAAGACTATATTTGGCAACTTGGGCGATGCAACGCATCTGTTCAGTGCGATTCACACCACGGCAGAAAATGCTCTAACCATCCCGATCTACAATCTGAATAAGCTTCTCGAGGGTTGGGCCAAGCTGGGTGGTCGAACGGCACTTATCAGCGGTTTGCACAATGCCTTCCGTGCACTTGGTGCTGTCATGGCACCGATCAAGGCCGCGTTCCGCGATATTTTCCCTGCTCAGACAGCTAAGGGCCTGGCGGATGCGACCAAGCGGTTCGAGGAGTTTACCAAGACTCTCAAGCCAAGTCCACAAACCGTGGAAAACCTCCGGCGGACTTTTCGGGGATTGTTTGCGGTTCTAGACATTGGCAAGCAAATCGTCAGCGGCATATTTCATGTCTTCGGCATGTTGTTTGGCGCAGTCGGAAAAGGCTCCGGGGGATTTCTCGATTTCACAGGAACCATCGGCGATTTCTTGGTCAAAGTCGACGAGACTCTCAAGAAGGGGAATCTTCTCCACAATTTCTTCAATCTTCTGGGTACGATTATTCTCGCGCCGATCCATGCTCTCGAGCAACTTACTGGCGCCGTATCGAATTCTACCCAAGGTCTACATCCTCTTCAAGCCATTCTGAATGGCGTGTCGCAGGCTTATGCCACTCTTACCGGTCAGGTAAAGAAGAGTAACGGGATAATTCACCCGATTATCAGCGGTATTGCGCAAGCGTTCACTGCTCTGGGGCAGGCAATTGCCGGAAGTCTACAGAGTATCGATTTCAGCTCTATATTTGCCGCGCTTGGCGTAGCTTTCACCGCCGGTATCGCCGTGATGATCAAGCGTCTCAAGGACGGTGGTCTGGGAGATGCCCTGGTCAAAGGATTGTTCGGTGGAACGTTCACCGAAGGCCTTGGCTCAGCGTTTAAGGGTGTGGGCGAAACGTTCAGCGGCATTGGCGGCGTTATGAAGGGTCTAACCGGCAATCTCGACGCCATGCAGAAGAAGCTGAAGTCCGAGGCACTAAAGAATATCGCGATAGCTATCGCTCTTATCGCTGCCTCCGCTGTTGCGCTTTCTCTGGTAAACCCACAGAAGCTAAACAGTGCTTTGGGTTCCCTGACGATCATGTTCGGCCAGCTCCTAGGCGCAATGGCCATTCTGGACAAGGTAGGCAAATCTGGTGGGTTCATCAAGCTCCCAGTTATTGCCGCCAGCATGGTCCTATTAGCTGGGGCTATCGATTTGCTCACGTTGGCCGTGCTGGGTTTATCCAGGTTGAACTGGAACCAGCTTGCCAAGGGTCTTACCGGAATAGGTGCGATTCTTGCCGGTATATCCGTATCGGCTGGGCCTCTCGGACGTAACTCCGCGGGTCTCATACGAGCGGGTGTGGGTATTTCAGCCATTGGCGTGGCTCTGAATATTCTCGCGCTGGCCGTTCGCCAGTTCGGAAGCATGGATATGGCTACGCTTGGTAAAGGTTTGGGCGCAGTTGCCGCAGCCCTCGCGGGCATAGGTACTGCGTCTCGATTGTTCCCTGCCGGAATGATTCAGATGGGTGCGGGTTTGGCCATTGTGGCTGGAGCTCTCCTCCTACTGTCGAAGAGCGTCAAAGCCTTCGGAACCATGCAGTGGGCCACCATTGGAAAGGGCCTGGCGGGAGTTGCAGGGGCTATCGTAGCTATTGGCCTCGCTATGAGACTCATGCCTAAGGGTATGGTTGCTCAAGCAGTGGCGCTAGGTATTGTAGCACTAGCTATTGGAAAGATTGCCGATGCCATCTCCAAGTTCGGCGGTATGTCCGTAGGTTCTCTGGTAAAGGGTATAGGCGGCTTGGCAATAGCGCTAGGTATCCTGGCTATCGCGCTAGCGGCAATGGAAGGTTCGCTTCCTGGAGCCGCGGCTTTGGTTGTGGCAGCGGGTGCAATTGCCATATTGGCTCCGGCACTCAAAACAATAGGAGACATGAGCGTAGGCGAGCTGATCAAGTCTATGATTGGCTTGGCCGCGGCTATGGCTCTGCTGGGAGCAGCAGGTATATTGCTTGCTCCTATTACACCAGCGCTGTTGGCTCTGGGTGCCGCTATGGTTCTTATCGGAGGCGGGTTTGCTCTGGTAGGTGCAGGTGTTGCGCTGGTTGGAATTGGTCTTAGTGCTATTGCCGTCTCGGCTCCGGTTTCTATCGGTATCCTGATCAAGGCTCTCGAGACGTTCCTAGAGGCTATTCCAAAGGTTGCGGAAAGTTTCGTCAATGCACTTCTGTCTATTGTGCAGAAACTCGCAGAGACGGCTCCGCAATTCGTCGCCGCCATTGTCAAAATTGTCTCCGCTCTTGTAAACGCTATTCCGCCTCTGGCACCTAAGCTGGGTGAAGCATTCTTGGCTCTTGTTACTGTGGCACTTCATGTGCTCGTTCAAGCATTCCCAAAGATTGTTGCAGCCGGTGCTCAGATGCTGATCCAGTTGCTCAAGGGTATAAGCCAGCATATTGTCCAAGTTACGAACATGGCTGTTCAGATTGTTACCAGATTCCTGGGAGCGATTGCGAACAATATTCCCAAGATCATGGCTGCTGGACTAAATGTCGTGTTGAAATTCGTGCAAGGTATTGCGAATAACATCACCAGGGTAGTCACAGTGGCGGCAGACATCATTGCTAAATTTGTTACTGCAATTGGTAGCAATGCTAGCAAGCTGGTGCGAGCTGGTGCAGATGCCCTAGCCAAGTTCCTAAATGCAATTGCTGCTGGAGAAACTAAGGTTATCCGCGCTGGTACAAACCTAATTGTGCATTTCATTACTGGTATCGGGAATGCTGGCGCACGAATCGTAGCGGCGGCGTCAAGCGCCATGGGCAAGTTCATCAACGCTATGGCTACGGCCTCGTTGAGGCTTGTCGATACTGGTGCTCGAGCGGTTATCCGTTTCCTGAATGGCGTTGCGTCGGCTATCCGCAAATATGAGCCTCAGCTTGTTGCCGCGGGAGTCAATATCGGTAAGGCAATCGTACAAGGCATGATCAGCGGCTTGGGTAGTCTTGCCGGATCGTTGTTCAACAAGGTTAAGAGTCTGGCAAACGGTATACCGGGCTTCGCTAAGAAGGCGCTGGGAATCCATTCACCATCTAGCGTGTTCCATGAGATTGGTGAGAATGTTGTTCTAGGATTTGCCGCTGGTTTAAGCTCGAGTAAGGCAGTTAGAGCTTTGACCGACACGGTTCGAGGTATGCTCGATATATTTGATACCGTGTGGCAGCTTCGTATTGCAAAGATGGGTCCGGACAACATTCGCTTGCTGTTCGGCCTTGGCAACGACATATCTACGTCGTTCTATAATGGGCTTCTTAGCGGGTTCCCTCAAGATACTCCAGACCCAATTACCCAAGCTTTCTCTGACATTGTCAAGCAGATCGCCGGTAATCAGGATGATCTTGAGAAGTCGATTCAAGATGAAACTAAGAGCATCAAACAATCTAATTCTGATATAAAGCAGGATTGGGAAGCTCTTAACCAAGCTCGTAAGAAGAAAGACAAGAGTGCTGAACGTAGTGCTAATCAGAGCAAGAAGCAGCATCAAGACGAGAAAGCCGCAGCTATCGACGCAAAGAATGCCAACGAGGCATTACTTGGTATATTGCGGCAGACGTCTGGGTTTATTCTCACAGATCCGAGCATCAAGAAGTGGACCGCAGATCTGGCAGGTCAGCGAGCCCTTGTTGAGCAGCTTAATAACGATCTGACAACTCAAACCCAGAAGCTTGATGATCTCAAGTCGAAGAGAGATAGTCTGTTCCAGCAGACGTTTGACAAACTCTCTGCTTTGCCCGGAATTGTGTCGCAAGACGCAAACGGAAACCCGATTGATCCTGTAACTCAGGTAAACAACTATGTGACGTCGTTGAGTAATGCCGACGACGTTGTTGGCGTGTTTACAAACACGATGGATCAGCTACAAAATCTAGGGTTGAATGCTGATACCTATCAGCAACTCTTAGATATTGGTCCGGCTGCTCAATCGTTTGCGGACGCACTGGTCAAGTTGGGTCCGTCCGGTATTGCCGGAATCAATGCGGCGGACAACGATTTGAGAAATGCTGCTCAGGTCATGGCACAACATGGCTCGGATGAAATGTATGCGACGGGCATTTCCATCGCAGAAGGCCTTGTAAAGGGGATAAACGATAGCATCTCCACGGCTGTGAAGACAGCCGAAGCACTTGCTACCTCCATCGTCAAGGCCATCAAGAAGAAGCTCAAGATCAAGTCGCCTTCTGAAGTGTTTGCTGAGATAGGAACCTTCATGAATCAGGGCTTGGCTCGAGGGCTTGTCGACTCATCCGATCATGTTGCTACTGCTGTGTCAAGTGTTGCCGATACGGCTATATCTGCGATGCACGACGCTCTGAGTGGTATTGATCCGAATCCGACGATTACGCCGGTACTGGATCTTACCCAAATTCAGAGTGGTGCAGACAGCGTGAACTCTATATTTGCAGGACTCAATCCTGCTGTATCTTCGCTTCACGCCAATGCGATTAGCCCACAGGTGGCGTCAAATATCGTCGGTGGAACGCCAGATTCGGTAATCAAGTTCGAGCAAAACAACTACTCACCTGAGTCCCTGTCTGCCATTGAAATATATCGGCAAACAAGGAATCAACTAGCGCAAGCCAAGCCAGTGTTTGCGCCGTGACCGCTTAGTCGGGTCTTCGTCACCTCTCTCGCGCGGAGGCCCGGCTAAGCTATATTTAGAAAGGAGGTCCATACCTCGTGTTGACAAACGTTAGCGCGCAAAGCCTGCGCCCTGGAGTGCCAATACTTGACATGCCGGTGGGATATTCGCCGGACTCAGAGCCACTATTCAATATTCTCGATATTCAGGGGTTAAATCCAATCAAGGCAGATGTCAACACAACCTCCTATGGATCAGTTGACGGTGAATTTCTAACTGGTACTCGTGTGGGCAAGCGTAACATCGTGCTTACTATTGGGTTGAATCCGGACTGGGCGGATAACACGCCTAGCAAGCTGCGCCGAACTCTTGATGCATATTTCATGACTAAGCAATCGTGTAATTTGCTTATCACTGATGATGATCTAGGGATTCTGACCATTCTGGGTATTGTTGAGTCATCGGAGCCAAGCATATTCAGCAAGGACATGGAGCAGCAGGTTTCCCTTATTTGCGTCGATCCATATTTTCGCTCCTATTCATCTCATATCATTAACGGAAATGTCAATGATCCAGAAATCACTATTGACTATCCAGGAAACGTCGATTACGGAATGGTTGTCGGAATAGACTTTGTGTCAGGTGCTTCTCCGACTCATATTGAAATACATGCTGGAGACACCACATTCAAGTTGGACGGGGCGATTGAAATGGACAGCACTCACAATTTGAATGTGAGTTCATATCCTGGATTGAAGTATGCCATTCGTTTAGAGGAAACCACATTCGCAACCGATAATCTTCTTCATCTGTTGGAAAGTGACTCCCAATGGCTTTTATTCCATCCAGGTAGCAATCCGTTCGAGGTTACGTCAGATGCTGGAATACAAAGCTGGACTCTTTCTTATTACGACCGCTATGGGAGCCTCTAATGGAATTTTACGCACTTGACAGAGGGTTTAAGCGACAAACGTTGGTTGACGAATTTGAATCAGCCATCTGGACAGATCGATTTGCTGGTGACGGGGAATTTCAGCTATCTGTCGATGCCAACAATGATGTTCTTGCCAGTGCGCTGCTTCCTGGAACACTCATGGAGTTTGCTGGATCCAAGGAGCCCATGATTACCCAGGAATACGACATCGAAAACGGGTTGTTGAAGGTTACGGGAATTTCTTTGATGCAGTGGCTGAACAATCGATTTATTCGTGCGTCAGCTGCGCACGAAGATCGATACTGGGTTGATACTAGCGTAGAGATAATGTCGCTTATGAACAGTATTGTCCAGAATTGGTGCATTGATAGCGATTATCTAAATGGCGTAATACCAATGGGCATACCCTTTCCGCAATATTTGAAGATTCCTGGTCTCACTACCGTATCGGTAGTCGGATCCGGTGTCATAGGAGATTTCTCAATTCCGTATGGTCCTGTATACGATGCTTTGAAGGCCATTGCTTCACCGTACAATATAGGACTCAAAATAATGTTAACGATCGTAACCGATACTTCGTATACGCTTGAGTTTCATCCATATCAGGGTAAGGATAGAATGACAGGAAACGCTGGCGGATTGCCCGTGGTGCGATTTTCTCCGAAAGAAGACACGTTGGCCAACATCAAAGAAGTTCAAACTAATGCCGACGAAAAGAACCTTTCCTATGTCTTTGCGCCTTCAAACCCTGGTGGATTGGCAACTGATCCTGGAATTGCTGGGTCAGGGATAACGTCTCACTCTGATCATACCGATAAGGCGGGATTTGATCTGTTAGTCTCACTGGCATTCGCTGAGGATATTACTACTGACCAAGTAGGCGGCAGCGCAGGTACTTTGCAGGCCATTCTTGATGCTCGAGCCAGAGAAGATCTGGCACAGCATTCATATTTCATCGGAATAGACGGTCAGATTGTTCCCGGAGGAATAACTCGCTATAATGACTTCGACATGGGCGACGTCGTTGAAGTAGAAGGAAATAGCGGAACCATCAAACAAGCGCGGGTAACAGAGTATATTTACGCTCAAGACTCAGCTGGTTCCCGCGAATATCCAACGCTATCACTAATTAATTAGAAAGGGGAATACGCACTGGATCCCGCAACACAGGCTATGGTAGTCGGGGCGGCTGCTTTCCTGGCTTCATCGGGTGGTTTTTGGGTATATTTGCGCAACAAGTACGAAAGAAAAGACAGGCGCAGAGAGGCTCTGCTGTCTCTTTTGATGGGACTGGCTCACGACAAGATTGTATATTTAGGGCTCAAGTACATCGAAAAGGGTTGGGTCGACAAGGATGAGTACGATGATCTCATCAAATACTTCTGGGAGCCATATCATTCCTTAGGGGGTAATGGCAGCGCAGAACGTATTGTGAATATCGTCAAGCTTCTCCCGATCAAACCCGAACGAAGAGAATATAGAGCGGCTCGACAAGCTCACGACAAATTACCAGAAGGAACAAATAAGCTTATAGAGATGATAGAACGCGGAGAGGATGATTTTGAGCGACGAGAACAATGAGGATAATTTGCCATTTATCCTTAGCAACGCCACATACAACAAACTGAAATGGCTCGTTACCGTAGTGTTACCCGGAACGGGCACTCTATATTTTGCTATGGCTCAAATCTGGGGACTTCCTTCAGGTCAACAAGTACTAGGATCTATAATCGCTCTTCAAGCGTTTTTGGGACTTCTTCTGGGCATCAGCAGCACGCAATATAAGAACAGCGGTGCTCGGTATGCCGGAGAAATCAACATCGCCCAGCAAGACGACAAGAAAGTCTTTTCTCTGGAGCTGAACCATCAGCCCGAACACCTTGAGAAGAAAGAGGAAGCCATTTTCAAGGTGAACACTCCCAGCGCGCCTTCAACGACCCCGTAGATTCTCGTTCGCGGCCTAGACACGGCCTATAATGAGACCCTACAAAGGAGCGTTATGTTCGCTGCAAAGAAATTGCCAACGAGACTGGAAACGCGATGCGAGGAAGTGTTAGCCGAACTGGCTGATCACAAGATTGCCTCAGAAGAATATGGAGTCGTCCTAGACCGAGCTGTCAAGCTACACAAGATGAAGACCGAAGAGGAATCTTCACCTGTGAGCAAAGACACGCTGGTTCTGGCCGGAACCAATCTTTTGGGCATTCTGATGGTCATCGGTTACGAACACCACCACGTAATCACATCCAGCGCGATGCGCATGATCCAGAAGCCTAGATAAATCCAAGAGAGTTCAAAAGTGGGAGCCCTGAAACATGGGCTCTCATTTTTTGCCATTTTCCCCGGGGGAAATTTCGGTCCAGGGTCGTAGATATTACATCGCCTATAATGAGACCTACCCAAGAAGTAAGCCCAAGCTGAAAGCTCGTGGGGCTTTCAGTTTTTCAATCGCAGAAAAAACATGGTCTACAATGAGAGCGATAAAGTGCCACGTAACCAATCGTGGAGAGACTATCCAACCAGTTCAAGTCTGGTACTCTCTTTTTATTTTTCTAATCTAAGGAGTTAATATGAAGACCGAAGTTGAGCAGCAAAAGATGAAAGCTCTTGAGGAGTCGCTGTCAACGCTGGCGCTTCAAATTGATGGTGAAGATGCACAGCCAGGAATTATGGCTGTGGTTGTTGGTACGCCGATGGCTTCCATTGACGCGCTGTTTGCCATTCGTGATAAGGAGCCCTGGAGGGACATGACGGATCCGAGTGATATTGCTCGGACCATTCTTGTAGAGATGGGTATAGGTGAATAATTATGGAAAGGATTTACATCGTGCAAAGCAAGCCGTACGGATGCATGTCATTCATATTTGACATTATTATGACCATCATCACCGGTGGCCTCTGGTTGATCTGGATTTTCGTCCGAGAGATGCGCAAGCGATGATCTCTGTGCAAACGGCAACGTGGCTTTCTGTCGCGTTGTTATTTTGGTTCATAATGTGGCTAACCATAGACTATATGTATGACCTCGTCATGTCGCTAATTGAAAGGTGGAACCGTGCACATCGCAGAACTCATCGGTAAGGCCAAGCAGTTCACCAGCAATCACTCAACCCTGCTCCTTACCGGGGCAGGGTCCGCTGGCGTAGTCGGTACGTCATATTTGTCGCATCAGGCAGGATACAAGGCCGCGAGATTGATTCACAAAGAATCACTCAACCTTTCTCCAGTTCGAGATGACGATAGGACACCAAGGACAATCGGAAACGATTTCACTGGTTTACCAGACTTGACTTTTCGCGAAAAGATCAAGCTTGTGTATCCGCTTTATGTTCCTCCATTTATCACTGGTGCTGGAACTCTAGCGGCAATTCTGACAGGTAATCGGGTGGCATCGAATCAGATTGCTGCTTTGACGATTGCTTCGAGTGTATCAGAGAAAGCACTCCAGGAGTACAAGGCCAAGGTAGTTGAGAAGCTTGGCGAGAACAAGGAACTGTCTGTCCGAGAGGCTCTGGCTCAGGACAAGGTGGACAAAGTTCCTGTAAACACGCGAGAAGTGATCCTTGCCGGAACCGGAGAGGTGCTGTGCTTCGATATTTACTCTGGTAGGTATTTCCAGAGCAGTGTTGAAGAAATCAAGAAGGCTGAGAACACGATCAACTTCAACATCATTAACCACAGCTACGCGAGCCTCAGCTCGCTATATGACGAGATTGGATTGCCTCCGACCGGAGTCTCAGACGAGGTTGGCTGGAATCTCGATAACCAATTGACGATTGCTTTCTCGACGACCATGTCTTCTGATGGTCGTCCATGCATTGCGGTCGACTTTGGTGCTCATCCTCAGCCAAACTACAACAAGTTCTACTAGGAGGTAACATGCTCAAGAAGACAATCACTTACACCAATTTTAACGGGGAGGAGGAGACGGAAGTCTTCTACTTCAACATGACTCGCGCAGAGCTGGTCGAGCTCGAGCTGAGCATGGAAGGAGGCTTCTCCGAAACCATGCAGCGAATGATCGAGACCGATCCGGAAGGAAAGGTCAACGGTAAGGTCATCATGCAGGAGATGAAGAAGCTCATTCTTGGCTCTTACGGAGTCAAGTCGACGGATGGCAAGCGCTTCATCAAGAACGATCAGCTTCGTTCAGATTTCGAATCATCTGAGGCATATTCCACATTCTTCATGGAACTAGTCACAGATGCAGATGCTGCCTCGGCTTTCATAACCGGGATCATGCCGAAGGATCTGATTGATGAAACCGAGAAAGTTCTTGCTCAGAACAACGAAGGGGTTACTCAATCCCCTATGGGTGGTGTTCGACCGCCTGAGGAGCAGGTTCAGGCGCGTACTATTACTAGGGAAGAGTTCATGAATCTCTCCACAAGCGATTTCGAAATGGCGCAGGCCGAACTTCGTGCTGGGAGCTTGAAGATTCTCGAGTAACAGCTTTTTATTCGCAGAATAAACATGGACCATAATGAGACCCCAACTAACCAAATTTAAGGAGCGTTTATTATGATGTCCAAGCGTAATGTCGTTAAGGCTGTTGCCAACTACGCCGTTTACAGTTTGGCTTGTGATACTATTGAGAAGACTGTCGAGGAGAACACAGATTTCGTTCCGGAAGAGAACCTTCCGGTGCGACTGGCGTGTTACACCGCGGCGCTCTACTTCACTAGCTTCACGAAGCCGCTGGTGAACAAGGCCGTAGACACGGTTGCAGACAAGTACGTCGAGCGCAAGGCCACACGAGCTGCTGCTAAGCAGGTTGTTGAGACCGCAGCGTAAAGCTGAGGGAGAATCCGCAAGGGTTCTCCTTTTTCTTTTTCCCTAATTTAAAGGAATCTATATGGAAATGATCGAGCTGCTCAATCGAGACCAGCTTATTCAGTTGGCAGGATTAGCTGCTGGTGCAGATCAACAGTTCGTCATGATTAAGCAAAATCTGCCGGAACAAGATACTCCTCCAATTTTGATGCCTCCGATTCTGGTTTCAAGAATGGTTAACAAGGAGGAAGAAGAATTCGTAATGTCGTCAACCGGCCTTTATCAAAAGAGGAATTAAATGGAAGACTTTCCGCCAAACAGCGATGCAAGCAAGTCCGGAAAGCCGAAGCGAGTTGAGCGGGTTACCTCGTCGGAGGCACACCGTAGAAAGAAGCCTCTGCGAAAGCAATTCAGAGAGACTTTCGTAGCTAACGATACTCGATCGACGTTTCAATATGTCCTGTTTGACGTGCTTGTTCCTGCTGCCAGGGAATTGATCGTTGATGCAGGAGAGTCATATTTGAGGCGTTTGATTCTCGGAGACGGGCGCCGCCGTGGTGGAGCTCCGTCACCTATGGCTGGGCCAACTGGGTACGTGCAGTACCACAGGATGTCGCAGCCAGCCCAAGCCCCGCAGCCGGTTATGAGCCGGAGGGCACGAGCTCGACACGATTTCGATGAGATTGTGTTGACATCTCGAGCCGAAGCGGAGGATGTTATTGACCGGCTTTTCGATCTGGTCGGGAAGTATGATACGGCCAGCGTTGCTGACTTGTATGAATTGGTCGGATTCGATTCCGCCCATACAGATTACAAGTGGGGTTGGACAGATCTAAGAGGAGCCGGAGTAGCCAAAGTCAGGGAAGGCTATTTGCTGGATCTACCAGACCCTACCCCGATTGGATAATGAACGAATCCCAAGTACGTAAATACGTCAAGTCCATGTACCCGCTCAGTAACAAATGGTCTGAGCGAGTCGACAAGATGTCCACTCAGCAGCTCTACGCGATTCATCGTCGACAGTTGGAAGTCGAGGAAGAGACGCGAGAGCTGGCTGAGAAGAAGCGCGAAATGCGGGAAGCTCTACTGGAGGAGCGACCTGATGCTGTCGAAGAGTTCCTCCAGGCATCCCTATTTTAAGGAGAAATTAATGAATATACCCGAAGCGATCACCCACAAGATCGCACGCACTAGCCTAGTCGCGGTGAAGAATGCGCCGCAGATTCTTTTCGGTGCAGGAGTTACTGGCTTTGTGGGCACGACAGTTCTTGCTTGTCGCGCAACACTCAAGCTGGACGAAGTTCTGGCTGAGACTCGGAATGATCTTGCAATCGCGAAGTCTCTGGATGACGAGCGTTATTCCGAGGAGGATCGCCGACGGGATATCACAATTATCCATGTCCGTTCTGCTGTAGAGATCGCAAAGCTGTACGCTCCGGCTGTTGGTGTTGGCGTACTGTCGATTGCCGCTCTCACAAAGTCACATCAGATTCTCAATCAACGAAACGCTGGTCTGGCCGCTGCGTATACCGCTTTGGACCGTGCGTTCAGTGAGTATCGTCAGCGAGTCATCGACAAGCATGGCGAGGAGGAGGATCGGAATTTCCGATTCGAAACCGAACAAGTCCAAATCACCGACGAAGAAACCGGTAAGAAGAAAACCATCACTCGAGCAAGTTCGACGGGCCATTCGCCGTATGCGAGATTCTTCGATCCGACGTCGGCGGACTGGAACTCGGACCCGGAGCTGAACTTCTTCTTCTTGAAGTGTCAGCAAAACTATCTGAATGATATGCTGCGCGTCAGAGGTCACGTATTCCTCAACGAGGTCTACGACAGGCTCGGACTTCCGCGGTCAAAGGCTGGAGCTGTGGTTGGCTGGGTCATGTCGAACGACGGAACCACAGACAACTACATTGACTTCGGTATATTTGACGATCAAAACAACCACATGGTTCGTGAATTCGTCAATGGTCGAGAAGGTTCGATCCTTCTTGATTTCAATGTTGACGGAGTTATTTATCATCTAATCGAGCAGAGTCCTGCTGAGGAGGATATTCGGTGGCAACTGGAGAACTAGTAGAAGAAGTTGGTGAAGAGGTCGCCGAGAATCTCGAGGAGATGGCTGAGGTCGCCCGTCGTGTTGACGGGCGCTCAGTTGCTCTTGTCTTGCTCGGAACTGCTGCTGGTGCCGCAATTGGCGGAACGGTTGGATTCATTGTGGCCAAGTCGAAACTGGAGACAAAATATGAGAAATTGGCGGAAGAAGAAATCTCGCAAATGCGGGAACATTATTTCCAGAAGCTTCAAGCGGCTGAAGCCGCGGAAGAGAAGCCGTCTCCAGCGGAAGTGGTTAAGGGTGCGGGATATACTCCATATTCCGAAATCGAGCCAAGCTCCGACGCTGGTCCGAAAGAGCCAGCTGTAGTTGTAGAGAAGGGCACGGTCACGGATGTAACCAACGTCTTTGCAACTCCTCAGCCTGAGACTCCCGAATGGGATCAGGAGGCGGAAGAAAGTCAGCGTTCGTCGACTCATCCGTACATCATCCATAAGGATGAGTACAAGGCAAACGAGAAGGAATACGACCAGATGACCTGGACGTATTACTCGGATGATGATGTGCTCGCCAACGACGTAGACAGACCTGTCAACGCTGTTGACGGATATGTCCCAGTCGATTTCGCGGAGAAATTCGGTCATGGCTCAGGTGATCCGAACGTTGTCTATGTCAGGAATGACGAGCTCTCGATTGAGCTAGAAATCATTCGTAATCCGGGCAACTTTGCGGAGGTCGTGCATGGATTCCTACAGCACTCAGCGAGTAGGGCAAGAAGGCACAAGCCTCGATTCGATGACGAAGGATGAACAGTATTTCATCTGGCTCAAAAATCAAATAGCTCCTGAGTATGGGCGGCGAACGTCGCACACATACGAAGGTCTGTTTACTTTGATGTATAGCAAGGAATTTGTTTGGATCATTCCAAACGATGACAATCGTGTGGAGGATGGTCTCGACCTCCGTACGGAATTCCTGGGAGGGGGTCACTACGATGTACTTCAGCAAGGGGTCTCAATCCTTGAAGTACTAGTGGCCCTCTCCCGACGGCTGGCGTTCAATGCAGATGGTGCTCCTGAATTGTGGGCGTGGCGTCTAATTGATAATCTCGGCTTGGCCCAGTACAAAGATCGATTGAGAACAGGTATTGATCGCGCTGCGATTGACGACATTCTCGATCAAATGATCTGGCGTCAGTTTGAGAGAGATGGTCGTGGAAGTTTCTTTCCTCTCCGCTATGCCAGAGAGGACCAAACCAAAACTGAGCTTTGGTACCAGATGAACGCGTATATCAACGAAAACACTGATATGTAGAAAGGAGACTGATGGATTTTTATCAGATCCTGACTCGCGAGACAAAGGATAAGGGTATGGAATTGTAC